AAACTCCACGAATACCCCTCTGTATGCTCTATTCTTAAACATTTTTCTAATATAGCGTTTGCCATAGTAGATACTTCTTTTCGTTTTGCTTGTAAGCCCCACACAGATAGTGAGAGAGTGACATTTCCTTTTACATCCGTTTTATTGATTGCATAACTAACAGATGTATCTTCCATTTCTACAAATGGATAAGGTACCTCACTCATCGGTTTATAATCATAGACTTTATATCCTAAATTCTTACATATCTTGAATACTTCATCAAAAATACTTTGTTCTCTAGTTTTAATCATGTTAATTTTTTCAAGTCATTAACGAACTCTTTCTTAACCTTTTGGAAAGCAGGTTTAACGAATGGTTGTTTATCCATAAAACGTGTACCGTATTCAACGTACGGAGAGTATTTAGTAGTTGGTTTAACTCTTATCATTAAACCGGCTTTTTCAGTTAACAAATTAATAGTTCTTCTAGTAGCACCAGTAGAATATCCTCCTTTGAATACTGCCTCTTTTACCATTTCTTGTTGTAAACTTGCTCCATTTTTCTTCACAATTTCTTTGACTGAAGTCATCTGTGCTTTATCTTTTAAACTTATCTGTAATTTCTTAATGCCATATATCTTTAGTCCCATCGCTATCGTCCCTTTCAAGATAAAAAGCTTTACTAAGTTGTTTATCTGCTGTTGGAATATATCGCTTTCCACGATATTCAACAACATTAAACGGCTTATTATAAGCATTTTTTAAGAATATAACTTTTCTTTGTTTGTTATAATCTCCGAAAATCTGAACTGACTTACCAAGTCCTAAATCCATTGTGAAGCATGCAACGATATCTGAATAGAGTTCTTTATAGACATGTTCTCCTGTTTCATAATCATACTCATTTTTATCTACTTGTTTTAAAATTGCTCTTTCTGAATATCTCATTAGAATATTAATAATTGACCTTTCTTTGATTTTTCTTTCTTGAAGTCTTCTCTTAACATTTCATCCCAGGGGGCGAACTCATTTAAAAAAGTCTCATAGTTAACAGAGTGACCTTCAACAGATTCAGACGTAGCACCCTCAGCACCACGTCTGTTAAATCTTTTGATAACACAATCTTCAATAATGAACCTGTATTTATTTTCAATTTCATCTTGTTTATAAGTGAATTTGAAATGGTCAATAACCTTATCAATAAGCCTGCATAGGATAGTATCTTGCAAAGTATCACGAATATCTAAATCTTCTTTAACGTTATCTAATACTAAATCTCTATCCATAAATTATCTCCTAAGGTTCGATATCTAACATATACACATCATCTAATCTTTCAAATGACGGTAAAGCAATCATAGATACTTTAGTTTGTACGTTAACAGGATCAACTAGTTTTTGAGTTGTGATAGCAATACCAGTATTTACAACTTTCACTTCAACTCCAGAAACATTACCACCTAATAAATCAGATTCTTCTGGTGTAGTACCAAATACTGTTTTACCTAAAACAGCATTAGGAATAAATGATACATAACCTTCTGGATAGAATTTTTTAGCAACTCCATCATCATCTGTGAATGTATCGTTTTTAATCTCAACTTTTACACCATGTGTATCTGAAAGATAATCAGTTAATTCAGTAGTTGTTACTGTTGCTCCTTTAGGTGCTAATGGTTTAACAATTTTAACAGTTGAGTCTGCTTTTCTGATTAAACCGAATGTTTTTTGAGTCATGATAAGAATTTCTGCTTTCTTACCTTGATTTTCCATAGCTTCAATTGCTTTTTCAATATCTGCTAGTGGAGTTGCTCCTGCTTCAGTCCATTTTGTTCCTACAGTTCCTTTCATAGAGTCTTTAACTCCATAATCAAACTCTTGAGCTACTCCGTTATTGTTAAATGAGATTTTACCAGTTGCTAACACTTGCATTCTCATAGCTTCTAATCGTGCTAATGCACCGTTAAATAAATGTGTTTGGTCATCAAAAATACCAGCAATCACACTATCAATAAGTGCTTGATTACCAGTAGCTTCAATCATATTTAATTGTTGTCTTTCTTCCTCTTTAACTACAAGAGCTTCTTTGAAGAATGGCATTTGCTCTTCTGTTACGCTTAAGTTCATTCTTTCGCGTAGAGGAGCTTTAGTGTCGAACGCAGCAGGTTTTAAAGCTACTGCTTTACCACTTCCGCCTTTTACAAATGCTAATTTAATTCCTAATTGTTTTCTAGCAGGGAATAATTTATCTCCTAAAGTAGTATCAACGTTTTCTTGTAAACCATTCCAATATCCACTTACATTTTCTGCTGTAATTGTATCGTAAATTAATGCCATATTTTATAGTCCTCCTTATACACCTTTTACAAATTTAATTAAGTTTAATTTTGATTTTACGTTTGCATCGACAGTACCTCCGTTGCATTTGTCTTCACGTAAAGTACCTTTAAACACACACGCTACTACTGAGTCTCCATCAGTTAAATCAACGTCATGTAACGCTACTCCGTCAACGTATTGTGCTGTTGCATCACCAGTTAACTTCTTAACTTTTTTTGTTCTATCTTCGAAAATAGACTTACCATCTCCAGCTAATAATGTTCCAGCTTTTAATAATTTACGTCCGTTTTCTGTTACTGTTCCTGTAGTTGCTTTATCTACCGTTACTGAAATAGCTTCATATTCTAAGTTATGTAAAATTTCAGCTTTATTAAAAATTGTTGTTGTTTTCATCTCTTATCCTCCTAAAATGGTTTTTTGTGACTTACACCTTGTGCCAATCTTGCTCCTAAGTTCAATTGTTTTTCTGCTCCAGTAGCACCAACATTAGGTGTCGTTTGTCTAGCAGATTCTTTCACGGCTTTATTTACCGCTTCATTGAATACTTTCTCAAGTATATTCACCGCTTTTAAAGCTTCTTCTGCTGTCCCATGTAAAGCGAATGTCTCAGCTAATTCAGTAGGTAATCCTTTACTAACTAAATCTTTCTGAACTTCCACAATTAGTTGAGAGTGTCTAAACTCAGCTACTTGTTTCTCAAATTCTGCTTTTTGGTCCTCAAAGTCTTTATCACGTTTTTGACTTTCACTTAATTTTGAATAGTCTTCACGTTTTTTTATTTCTTCCTCTACTCTTGAATTAAAGTTAGCTTCATTTTTCGCTTGTTGATTTTTTAAAGCTGCTTGAATCGCTTTATTTACATAGCTATCTAATTCAGATTGAGTAGCAGGTGCTTTAAACTCAAGTTCAGTATTATTTGTTTCCGTTGTTCCTTCATCTGCAAAGTGTTGTAAGTTTAGTTTTAATAAAAATTGTTTGTTCATTGTTTCTCCTTATCCACGCTAGTCCTATTTCTTATTGATTAGTTGTGCACCACTTATCTTTAGAAATAAGCCACGCTAGTTTAATTTGACATAATAAAAAGACCTTTTAACGTCATGTCTAGGACGAAAACGGAAAAAATGATGTATTTTTCCATTTTGAAAGTAATTATTTAATTGAAAATGGAAAGTAAGCGTTTTATTTCCGTTTTGACATAATAAAAACACCTAACAAAAAATGTTAAGTGTTTATTTTAATTCTTTAATAATTAAATCTTCTCCTAATTTTTCTAGCCTTGAAATAGCATCATTTAAAGTCAAAGATTTATCTGTTTTTAAATCTAATTCTAAGTCAGATATTATTTTTAATACTTCTTCTTCATTATCTTTATTTCTGAATAATTCATCTGGTAAATACATTATTTAACCCCCTCTTCATTCATAGCATTGACTAGTACATTCTGATAAACGAATGTCTCTGAACGTGTTAATTGTTCATTTTTATTAAGTTTACTGAATATATTGTCTATGTCTTTAATCATATAGTCTTTGTATTTTCTATGATCAGGTGTATTTTCTAAAAACTTATCAACTAGTCTTTCTTTATGATCTAATATGTAATTTTTATATTGTAAACCATATTGTTGCCAATCGTGTTCAATTTTAGCTATTTGATTAGCAAGTTCATTCCATTGTGAGTTTTGACCATTTAACCTATCATTCCACGCTATCTCACCTAAATCAATTATATTATTTATCGAACTATATTTTTCTATTTTTTTCAATCTAGGTATAGTGTCAACTAAATATCCTGCATAAGCTGGGCTTAATTGCTCCTTGATACCTAATCTACTTATAGCATAATGAGAAGAACTTTCTGCGAATGTTTCTTCTATAGCCAATGATGGTTCATTCATAGAACCATTAGAGAAATAATCAAATTTACGTCCGTGTCCTTTAGCGTGATAAGCTTCATGTAATATAGTTTTTAATTGATAATTTTTACCTCTATCATCATTTTCTTCTAAACTATAACCTGTAATGATTAATTTATCCCCATCAGAATAAAAACTGCAATAACCTCTAGCACTTTTTCCTGTATGATAACCTACTGGTATTTTTTCTAAACCTAATCTATCTAATAAATCTCTAGCAATATTTAAACGTCGTCTGTTTTTGAATTGTAAACCGTTTGACATTTTATCAAACGAACTTTCTTCTTTAATTATATCACCTTTATCATCTTCTTGTAAATTATTATCCAGTCCTCTTGATTTACGATATTCAGCTATCTCTTTATCTAGTTTTTCGCTATCGTAGTAAGCTGCACTTGAACATTTACAAAACGGATGCATAGGATAATAATTTACACCTACTTCTCTATCTTTAATCTTAAAATGTTGTCCATCAAGATGTTTGCATATATCACACGCTGTTGGTTCAGAGAGATATACATACTCCTCATATCCAGCTTGCTCCATACTATCTATTTGAACATCTCCTTGAACTCGTGCCGCTTCAGTTACTAACAGTCTTTTAGCTTCATGAACACCAACATCAAATTGTTTTCTAAGTCTTCCTATTAATTCAGTTGAGTTTCCACCTTGAATAATAGAACGTCTTAACATAACCTCAATAGTATTCATTAAAGCCTTTTGATTAGTCCACAATGTTTTACTGAAATTTCCGTATTTATAATCACTATTCACAATTGCTTTAATACCTTCTTTGCTGTATCTCAATTCAGTATCTAGTATTCCAGCCTGTCTAGCATATTCAGTCTTACCTAACTTTTCTAAGTGATCAGTTATTTCTTTGTTATTCTCTTCAGTTAAGTTTGTTAAGTGTAAGTTTATTTCTGCTTTTAATAACTCTAACCTATTAATCCTCATAGTAGCATTGTAAAGCTTCAATTCTTCATTAGCTTCTGGGCTAAAATCTTTGTTTTTAACGTACTCTTTTGCTTTCTTCTGAAATGCTTTTACATCATGCTCAGAGACTCTCTTTTGTGCTTCCTCTATAGAAATGCCTTCTGTCTTCGAATAACGTTCATAGAACACTTTAATTTGATGTTCTACGTCTGCTAGTGTCAGAACAAAATTCCTTTCAATCTGTGACATCGTTTCTTTTTCATCTTTAATCTGATTGAGTTGGTTTGCTAATTCTCTTTTCTTCCAGTAATTAAACGATTGTTTCATCTACTATCACCTCTTCACCGTCGTGTAAGTAGCTTTCTATATCCATTTCATTAAGTCCTAAGTCTTTTAAGAATTTCCTTGCTAATGCTTCGCTATAATCTCCAGCTTTGAATTTTTTTAGTATACTTGTGATTTTGTAAAGTAGTTTCCCTTTATCAACATCATATCCAGTATTTTCTTCAGTAATTGCTGGAGTATCAAGTAGTTCTTGTTCTTTTTTCGGATCATCTACAATTCCAGTTAGTCTCATTGCTGTTTCATTAGTGACCATTCCCC